CAGCTGGCCCTACAGGATAATAATGTTGTACTCTAATACCACCTGATGTCGTTGCACCAGATCCTGATTCGTTTGATGGCATCGTAATAGTTACGGTTGTGCTTGTAGGCACAGATGTCACCATAAATTTTTTATCTTTAAAATCTGCCTCTGCAAAGTTTGAACCAGTGATTGTAGAAAAATTATCTAATAATATTATGTCTTGTGCTGATATACTGTGTGGGCTAGAAAAAGTTATTGTAACTGTCGGTGATCCGTTGGTCGTGGTGAATGCACTTGTAAGCGTAGTTGTAGATTTTATAGGATGTATATCGTAATATACACCACCAGAGAAAGCATATAAAATTCTGTTTGTACCAATGATGGCGTACTTTCTAGCTAAACTATTTACAAAATGATGTAATCCTCTACCAGCACCTGTTAGATTACTATCTCCTAATTGTTTCCAACCACCTATCTTTTCTGGAATGCCATAACGAAATCTAACATTATCGCAGTCTGTCCATTGACCTTCTGCTCCAGTGTCCGTGATCTGTTTGTTTATACCTGGCTGAAAACCTATTTTTTGTAGCATATAACCTCATTATATTACATATTCCTTATTGGTGGAATACCCAACAACGGTCTTTTATCGAACTTATTTTTTTCGGCAAAAGGTCCGTTTCTGTGGTTATAGTGTAAGAACACTTGTCCACATACTTGACCTTGAAAAGGCTCTCGCCAATGTTCAAGTTCACAGCCACTATATACTAGCATATCGCCCACTTCAAGCAAGACTTTAGTTCCTTTGGGTGCATTCGGCTTATGTATGTTATTACGCTCGTCTATGACGCTGTCAGCCCCCGTGCCGTCGATAAATATGGGCCAGGGATCTCCACCTAAATTTAAAGTGGTAGATATCTCACAGCTAGGTCTATCTTTATGTCTTTTTAGTTCATCACCATTTTTATATAGCCTTGCATAGGAATATGTGGGCACTAAATTAAGACCCGTTTCTTTAGCCATTACAGGCAGCATTTTAACTAATAAAGTTTCCATCACATGGTCAGAATAATGCGAGTATGTATTGGGTATTTGAGAATCTTTCCAAGTTCCTAACATGCCATTATCATAAGTTATATTATTATCATACATAAACTTAACTGCTTCTCGTTTAAGTAAAAAATAATTAAACACAAAGTTTGCTAACTCGTATGATACTGCACCTTTTATTACTTGAAATTTATTAAAAGCCATCTTGTATAAAATTAAAACTAACCGATATTCTTATATCATCTGATTCGTTTGGTTCAACACAATGCCATAGCCATGCAGGAAACATAATGACTCTATTCTCTTTTGGTTCTAAATGCACTTCTCTCCATAAATATTTTGGTGGCTGTCCTTTTACTCTTGCGGGCATGTGTGTTTGTATACCAGGTCTAGGATCATTACACACCAACTTACCACAGTTGGGTTTTGCTTTTATATAATATACACCACTAAACGTAGCATTAGGATGAACATGTGGTTTGTTATAACCACCTTTGTAATTTATATTAGCCCACATATTTCCTAGTTTAGGAAATCTATCTAACCATTCTTCTTTAAATATTTCTTTTTGCATTACAAGTAGTTCATCAACTAATGGTTTAAATTGTGGCATCTGATGCATGTGAGTTTCACTGTGCCAACCATTTACATTTGTTTTTTTTACACCTGGATTTTGTTTTGACCACTCAACTATTTCTCTTTCAAAATATTTGTTATCTAACTGTAGATCTTTACCATAAATAAATGTTGGAAAAAAAGCTTCTTTAATCATCTAAAAGGTTTACCTCCAAACCAAACAACCAAAGATTGTCTAACACCGCGTGTTACTTTATTAACTCTATGGTTTAAGAAAGATGCAAAGCAAATGGCATGGCCTTGTTTTAATTCTGCAAACTTACCTGGCGCCATAAGTTCTAAGTGCCCACCTTCAAACTCTGATGGATCATTTAGTAATAATGTCATAGATATTTTTCTTACAGGTGGTTCATGAGCCATGGTCGTATCACAATCCATATGCCAATCATAAAAACCTCCCTCTGGATATTCTGTAAACTGTGCATTTTCTGTAACTCTAATATCACCAAAACCAAAATGATTTTCATTTGCCTTTTGTATAAATCTGTCTAAGTCTCTATACATTGGTTGCATTTCTTGAAAAGGTATCCAACTAATTGTTGTGGTTCTTTTCTTTGTGTCTACGCCTCCACCTGGTTTACCCATACCGACTTGTGCTTGTTGTGGTGGTTGACGTCTACCACAATCTATAATTTGTCTACACTGTTCTGGTGTAAATAATGGTGTCGTTGTTTGTATAATCCAACTCTTCCATTTAGGTTCTGTTATTATTTGATTTTCATACATTATGTTACTCCTCTATTTTTTATAGGATTATATTCGACATCCATGTTTGCTGCTAATGTTCTTCTAAAACCTGGTCCATTAAAAGGATAAACACAGTGTCTCATATCATATGGGAAAATAAAAAAATCTCTTTCTTTTACGTCAGGTGAGTAATCTACGTGTGCGAATTGTCCACTAGCTGTTCCTAATATTTGTAATCTTCCATTCATGGGAGAATCACTTGCAGAATATTCCTCTCCAAAAGACTCTGGTAATTTTAAAATCATAACACTAGATAACCCTGTATACATTGATCCTTGATGCACATGCACTGGGTTATACTCGTGTTGTTTCATTTGATTTATCCAAATAGAATTAAGATGTAATTTATAATCTTTTACCTTATTCCAATTTAAATAATGAACAAACATAGATTGAAACCAACTTAAAACATCGTGTGGCAATAAATTATGTGTATGCATTTTATCATTTTTGTCACCGTTAAAAAATAAACTATGTTCGTTTTGTATTTTACCAACTAATTGTTTATTTGCAGGCGGTAACTGTGGAAACTTTGTTTCATAAATATGATTGATAATCTGATACACATTAAGAGGCACTTGATATTTTAAAACAGATTGACCTAAAAAAACAAAATTAAAATTATTTTGGTTTTGATCCAAGGTCATTTGTCAATTGTTCTTTCTTGTTGTAGATCATTTCACCTGATTTTTTAACTCTTTCTATTGTTTGTAATTGTCCTAATACATTAAAAACTTCAGGTTGACTTGATCCTTGAGTCAAGGTCTCTGCTTTGTTTTTCATAATTAAATGATACGAATCTAATTGGTGTCTGTTGACGTCTTGAGTATCAAATGATCCATCATCAAATTCTTTTTTTAATGTAGACCAAAGTTTAATTTCTCTCATTCTATCTTTAGCAACTAATTGCATATTGGCTAAACCATACCTAGCTTCATCTAAATCAATTATATACTTTTCTAATTTGTATTCGTCTTTTTCTGACTCAATCTTTTTTTCTAACCATTTAACTTTTGCTTCTTGTCTTCTGCAATCAAAAGATAAACTCATTAAATTTTCTAAAAATACGTTTTGTTCTCTAACACACTGCCAATACTTTGCAGCCTTTGTTGGATATTTTGCATCTTGTAACACAGACATTCTCATTTCTGTCTCTGTTCTAAATACTTGTTTCTTGGTCCATGTGTCACGAAGCTC